CTTCAATGTCTGTTTTTGTAGTAAAGTTAAAACTAAACTTGCCTGTTAAATCTTCTGTATAGACACTACCGTCATCTCCAAACATCAATGTGTTACTGTATTTTCCAGTTGCATCACGTAAATCATAATAACGACTTATACCACTGCTAGTTCTGTTTATACTTTTTACTTTAATAATTTGTTGATTTACACCAAGCGGTCCAATGTTATAATCTTCGCCTGTTATTAGTCTATTTTGGGTATAATATGTGCTAGGTGCATTAGATTGAATGCTTTCGTTTGATTCAGCAGCGTCTGCATTCGAAACTACGTTAGTAAGTTCTAAAACTAGGTTCAGTGTTTCAAGGGTATTATTCTTGCTGATATAAGGAATAGCAATTTGTATACCTTGTAAATCTGCTGGATTTATTCTGTATTGTTGATTAGCACTAGTTCTGTAATATACTTTAAAATCGCCTTTTGGTAGTGATCCAAATGTACCGTCACTAAAAATCAAACTAATACGATCATTTACCCTACTAAGAACACTGTAAATATCTGTAACACCTTTACTTACATTGTTATATACAATGTTGTTGCCTTCAACAGCACTTACTTGTGTCCATAGTGCTTCTTCGTTGCCGTTACTGTCAAGTTTATATAACCATACATCACTATTGTTTATGTTATCGCTATCTATGTTTACAGTAGTGTTAGGCACAGGATTAGCTACAGTAAATGTGTTATTTTGTAATGTGCCTTGTCTAAAATGAAAGAAAAATCCGCTGTTTGCACTACCAGCGCCTTGACCATTGTCTCTATAAACAAAAGATATTTTATTACCAGGATATGGTTCTTCTTCATATAATGTGTTATTTTCAATATCTATACCTGTGCTAACAATCTCAAACTTTCTTGATTTATCATCAATGCTTTTTGTAAAAGTATACAATGGTATATCAGTATTGTTTGCATTAAATCTGTATTGTTCTGTGCTTACACCATCAACATTTGTTTTCTTCACAGGACGTCCAAATATATTATTTGCAGGAAGTGCTGCATTCATAACTTTTATAAACTGTTCATACCAATCTGTGTTTGTTGCATCATTCCAAATAACAGTTTGGTTGCTAAGATTATTGTTATTTGCATCAATGACATCTTCAGTGGTGCTAATACTTTCTATTTTAAGTAGTCCGTTTGCTGCAATGTTTCTGTTTGCATTGTAGCTAATTAATCGTGCTAAACGGAGAATACTTTCTCTACGTTCAGCAGTCTCAATATAGTTTTCTCTTGCATTTAGGTCTGTACGGAAAGCAAGGTTTTGACCTAAAAATGCAATCAAATCTATAAGTGCAAGATACTCACTTGATTCAATATAATCGTTAAAATCTTCAGGATAGTTTTCTCTTATGTATGTAATCATTGTTCTACGTAGATTGTCAAAGTCATAACTTTGGAAATCTGCGTATCTAAAACTTTGATAGATTGTCTTCCAGTCTTCTGCTAATAGAAGTCTATTCTGCCTATCTGTTGTTGACATATGCCGTACCTCGCTTTATAGTATATTTACCTGATGTAATAAAGTGCGTATTTAAATTAAACCGTTGGTTTGATCAAACTTGATACGCATAGTTTCGGTAATGCTGTACGGCAAATAAGTTAGTGTGCAATCTATTTGTATTCCGCTTTCGTAAGTGTCAACTGTAACACTGTCAACATTCACTCTTGGATCATAGTTTATGATTTCACTAACATCTTCGATGATAAGTTGTTTTAAATCATCTGTAAATGGTTCAAACAATATATCCCAAATAATAGTTCCAAACTCAGGATTCTCAAGTTTTTCACCTTGACGAATATGGAAATGATTAATAATATCTTGTTTAATAATCTGCAAATCAAATAAGTTCACAGTTTTTGGATTAGCAACAGTGCTGAAACCGCGATACTGCTTTGTCCTAACAGGAGGTTCTTCTATACCGTTAGAAACACTAATATTTTTATAAAGTTGTTTTTCATTTGCAGCCATAATGTATTTATTCCGTCAAACTTTCACGCAGTTGTGCTCTGTATACCATTTCTTCAACTGGAATAAGCACACCATTTACAACTTGTCTTGTGTTATCTACATCACCTTTAACTTCACAGTTTAAACTAAAAGTTGCATCTGATTTTTTAACAAGTTTTGTATCAAACTCTCTAGCACATAATCTACATTGACTTGCTACGTCTCCAAATATTGTGTTTCCAGTTGTTCCGTAAGTTTTTTTATCTAATCTATCTGCAATACCTGCTATTGTGTTTAACTGCCCTGCTGGATTATCTTGGAACACAATATTTTTTGCTATTTCACGTCCTTGTCTTGCATTTAGTTTACCTGACTTTGTAAGTTTACCAACAAGATTAGCGCCAACACTTGCTGCTGTACCTGCTAGTATGCCTTTAAGTTCAGGCGGCATATTATTCAATGCACCAGATAGATTATTTGTAAAATCTCCTATGCCTTTACCAAGTTGTTCAAATATAGGTCCAACACCCGGAATACCAGATAATGCTGTACCTAATCCTTGTGCTAGTTGTCCTGCCATACTTCCAAATGCACCAGCTACGCTATTCAATGCCCCACCTAATGCTCCGCTAATACTAGCTAATGCTCCTCCTAATGCTCCTGTTAATCCTGTTGTGCTTAACAAGTTTTGCATAGCACTTGGCAAGTTTCCTAGTAAACCTGCGACACCTTGCCCTAAGATACTACTCAGTCCGCCTTGTAATCCTTGTAAAAAACTATCTTTCATGAGTTCAACTGTATCAGTATTTGCATCTATGATAAATGTTCTTTTTTCTGCTGGATTATTAGCATTTATTGTGCCTGCATATGTATCAGTTGTAACAGTTCTTCCACTTGGTGGTAATCCTCGTCTACGATTCCACATTTCTGCTGTGTTACCACCTGCTAAAGTATCAGGATCTACCCAGCCTGCATTTTGTACAAACGCTGCTGGATTAGGTACACCTGCTATGTTACCTGCTGCTAACGCTAGTCCTCTATCAAGTTGATTAAAGACACCACCAAACTGATTTTGAACTGCACCTGTAAGTGCTGCTGATATGCCTCCTTGTATTGCACCTGATATTGTACCACTATTGATACCTCCAGATATAGCACCAACTGTTGCTATTGTAGGAAGTGGAAATCTACTATCAAGTTGATTTATGCCTTGATTAGCTCTTGCAATGCTTTCTCTTATAACTGGCGAAGCTAGTGCGCCATTTTTAACTGCAAACATCAATCATCCTCCGGTGTTAGTTCATTCATAGGTGTTCTGTCTGTGTGTACAGGACGTTCGTCCATGTGAATATCTTGGCTTTCTGTATCAACAGCCGTTGTATTTTCTGGTGCTGATGCAAGTGGATTCCAGTTTTCATGTCCTTGCCATGGTTCGTGTTGTGGTACACGCTGTGGAAAGAATGCTTTTATTGGTAACACTGCTTCACCTGCTTCTGCTCCTTGTTCAATACAATTTGCTTCCGATGCAGTGGATGCACTTGTAGCAACTGGACCGTTCATATCAATACGATCAGCAGTTTCTTTGTGATGACTAGATTTTATGTTACTTGTGCCAGATGCAGTCATATTATATTGTCCACCAACTTTAAAATTTTGATCTCCGCTAGATGTAAGAGCGATATCTGATCCAGCATTATAATGCTGATGTCCACCAGTTGTTATTCTAAAATCATCGGTTACACAAAGATGTTGATAACCATTTACTGTGGTTTCCATATTACCATTGGTAAAGCCAGATACTCCAGCTACCCCATTATAGGACAATCTTTCTAATGCTAAAATACTGATATCATTTTTTGCTGTTTCAAATAAATCTCTTGTAACTAAAACATGCTTATCATTTAACACAGTTGTTTTCATATCATTTGTAACTGTTTCGTCTAAGTTGTTCTTAAACTTGATGTTTCCATTGCGTCCAACTAATAGTTGATAATCTTGTGCTGCACTAATATTAAGGTTGTAGTTTACCATCATATTGATGTTTCTACCAGCTTCAAAGTTTATATCTCTGTCAGCAACAAAGTTAAAATCTGTTTCAGTATGAAAACTTATGCTATCTTTTGCATACACATCAAGTTTGCCATTACTTGACATTTCTAACCAGAAAGTGCCTCTGCTGTTATTAATATAAATCAAGTCTTCGCTAGTGTTTACAAGTATTTGAGCGCCTGTTCTTGTTCGCAACCTAATAAGTTCGTTGGCAGGACGAGTGACATCACCGCCGCTTTCGCTTGCTTCCTTATTAATGTATTCATAAGGAGTATCTTCTGGCGATCCTTTACGTAAAAGTTTATCATCACCGTCATCTATTACAAAACTACTACTGCCTAGCCTTGAAATATGCATGGTTGCTTGACTTTCTTTGATGCCAACCTTGCCTTGCGGTGAACCTCCACGTTTATCTAAAGGACCTGGTGTGCTTATTCCAAATACTGCACTAGGAAACTCACGTTGAGCACTACTGGTTGTGACGCCTCGTATATCATCTTCGATAAGTCCTTGTTCTTGTAGTTGTGTGATAAAGTCTTCATTAACAGGACGTTTGTATTTTACTGTGTTGTTTGTTTGTAACTTGGTTATTTTTTTATTATATTCAGCAACAGGTAGTTTTTTACCTTTTAACTCTTTGGGAATCTGACCACTTGTTTGTTCTGTTGCAGGTTGGCCGCCTGGAACCATAAATGTCATACCTCTTTCCGGTACACAAGCAAACCAATAACCGAAATCTCTACTACCTTCAACAAATGTACAAAGAACAAGTGTGCCTGGATCAGGTGGCACTGCCCAAAATCCATAACTTTTTTGTGTATCAGAGTATTTGTCGTTCTTTCCGATATGTTGAGCACCAGTAACTCCATAAAAAGGACTTGCATAATACACTATTGCAGTTTGTCCTAGTGTTTCGCCTATACCTCCTGCTTCACTTATCTTCAAAAGTTCAACTTCTAATCCACCAAGATACAAAGGATCAGCATGTTTTAACACACGAGCAAGGTATGGACCAATTTTTACATCAGATTGTCCATCATCTACTGATCTAGTTTGTTCTGCTTTTACTTGTTTGTTACTCATTAGTATTCAAATCCTGTGTTCAACTGTTCTTGTACACCGGCATCTTTAACTTTTATTGCCTGGTTTGTTGTACCAGCGTTATTTGTATCCTCTGGTTGTCCTCTTCTTCTTAATAAAGTTAGTTCTTGTGTGAAAGTTCCACCAGTAAATCTATTTTCAATAGCAACAACTTTATATAATCCACTAAACTGTGATACAGGAACAGTATCTTCAGGATAAATCATGCCGCCAGTTTCTGGATTGTAGTCAATAGGTGTTCTAAAATTAAGTATAATATCACATTCACTACGTTGATATTCTATTTGTCCAGAAGCAGTTTCGTTTAAACTGTCTGGCTGGTCTGTCCAGTTACCCATACCTGTATCAACAATAAAGTAAGGATCACCAAATATTTGTAGTTTTACTTCAACTAGGTCAACACTTCCACTGCCAAGTATTTGATCATGAAACTTTTTAGCCCATCTTGTCTTACTAGTATCAATACCTGCACCACCGCCACCTTGTAAACTAGTGCTATTCACAAATATTTGTGTAGGCAATCCTGTGCTGCTGTTAGATCCTGAACGCTGAGTGTTCATTCCAAGTTGTTCTGGTTTAGTTTGCAATAAGTTTTGTTGTGTTCCGCCAGTTTTAGCATCTATACTGCCTTGACCCATATCAGGTTGTAAGAACTGGAAGAAACTTGCTTTGAAGTTGATATCAAACTTGATAATATCTGTGTTTTCGCCGCTGTATATGTAACTATATTCTTTGATTGCATTGGTACGTAAACCATTATAGGACAAACCTGGATCACCTGGACGTTGGAAATGACTAGAGTGTACCATGTACTCTACAACTTTATAATGACTTACTTGTGCATCGCTACCAAATACGTTTTCTTGTGTAGGATTAGGTTTTAGATAAGTTTCTGCATCAATACGGAACCAAGGTACCATTCCGTTTTCGTCTGGTGCTCGTTCTTTTAGGTTTTTACCCCAATCACTAACCAAAATTACATCTTCGATAATCTTTATCATGCTTGTGCCACTACTATAAGAAAATACACGTTCGTCATTACTTACTGTATTTTTTGCTCTTGTCATAACTTTGTTTTTCTTATCATATACTTGACCAGTTTCGGGCATAGGCACTTGACCTTGTTCGGTAAAGTCATTAATAACTTTACTTCTTCCTATTGCGTTTAAACTTCCAGGATCTTGTGCAATACGAGACAGCTGATCACCAATAGGACTTTTTGTTAATATTTGTCCTGTGATCATGCTCAAGAATCCTTCAAAGTTTTGTGGTGCTTGTGCTCCTAAGAAACCACTTATGCTTTCAAATAGGCCTTGTACATTACCACTCTTAAAATTTTGTAAAAGTCCACCTAAACTTTTATCTAAACCTCCAACTAGGCCGCCTAAGGTTCCAGTGAAACTATCTTTTAAACTGTTTCCATTAGCAAGTCCGCTGATGACACCGCCTGCAACACCTGCAAGCACTGCTCCAAAGATACCACTTCCGCCTTTGCTGCTCGAACCACGTGATCTTGTGGTTGCGCCTTGGTCGGTATTAGTAGGTTTGCGTGGAGGATTAACACTACTTGCAATATCTTGAGGAAATGTTATAACAACTTCGTTGGCTTCTACTACTTGTCCTGCTTTTCTTAGTTCTTCAAAGTGTCCATTAATGATTGTGCATAATCCTTGCTCGCCACTTTGTAAAAGTTTTTGCAAAGTATTACCTTTTAATGCAACATCTACAGGAATAGCAGTTTTATCATCAAGATATGCTTGTTCATTCCAAGGTAATGCTTCAACTTCGTAACTAGTGCCTCCTTGGTCGACATCAAAAGTTACATTTGTAAGTTTTATTGGAATATCTCTGCGTAAATTTTGTCCACTTTCTGTTACAATAATATCTCCATCGTCATCATATCCAATAAACTCAACAGAAAGCATAAAAGGAGCATTTGCATAGTTTTGATATCCACTTAAGGTAGCTGCTATTTGCAAAGTTTGCAAAAATAAGCCCATACTATAAGGTTCATAAACATTAAATGTAACAAACGTTGCGTTTGTGCTTCTTGATTTTGTATTTGGCACACATAATGCTTCAATGTTAACATTATCAATGAAATATTCTAACTTTCCTCCAATAATGTCTTCGTATTCAGTTGTAACTTTATTTTGACCTGCTCCTCCACCGCTTCTAAAAATAATATTTTGTGGTTGAGAAGCTCTGTATGTTTCGTCAGGAACAGCTATTTCGTCCCTTGTCAAACATGACATGGTGAAAATACTGTTAAAACTAGCAAACTGATGTAAACTGTTCCTTTTGATTGCCATTTATAAGCCTAGTCCTGGTTTAAGTGCTGATTTCTTTGGCAAATATATTTTTGTCCCTGCAATAAAATCAAACACAGGATCTTTTATAATATCCATGTTCCGTTGTGCAAACACCCACCATAGTTTTGGTGTATCGTATAAGTCGTAAGCCAGCAAATCTGGTCTAAAAGAATACTGCGGCTCTATTGTATATAATATATCATCGTCTTCTGCTGCTACAGGTCTGATTGCTAATATACCTAGCTCTCCTGTTTCAGAATACTTTGTGTTACCCCAAGGACTTGATTTTCCGTATTGTGCCATTAGATAAATCCTTTTTGTGCTTCATTACCGAGTATAAAGTTGTCCATATTAAACTCTGCAACCCTTGCTCTGCTGTATGTTGGTTTGACTTGTATGCTTAACAAACTATTAGTAGGTACCACTTGATAAGTTGAGCTGTATTCTCCAAACTTACCTGTGTTTACTTTAAGATAATCAACATTATTAGATAAATCAAAGCTAAAGTTTGTTACAACTACAGGAACATTTGGTAAAACATAGTCTCCGTAACCAGATAGTTTAACTAAAGGAGGAGGCGAACCTTTTTCTGCACTTTCACCATAAAACATTTTTGTTAAACTTCTAAAAAAGTGTACAGCAGCTACCCAATACATGCCATCTGTCTCTGATTGTACAGGAAAGTTACCAGCAATACTCATATCTTCTACTTGGCTTTGCATATATTGCGGAAAGGGATAATTACTATGTATAGGAGCTAATGTATCGTAGTTTGCAGAGCTCACTAACTGTATTTGAGGAGTTACAGGAAACACACAATACCAATCTGTCATTTGTAAAGGTTCAAGTATCGGACTTGATCTAAAGGTCGATAGGCTTGGAACTTTTATTTTTACACGCCAATCAGGCACAAAATCATCAGTTGGAGCAAACCTAGCAGTTGTTGCAGATTGCTTTGTAGGTTCTGCACCAGCAGGTAACCGAGACGATCGTATTTCTTTACCAACTTTTTTTGTGTTAGTAAAGAAAGGTTGTGTTAAATTTTGTGTACCTGTTGTATTAGGCACAGACTGTTGTGAGTTGTTGTGTGACATAGTATACTCCTACATACTATTTAGTTGACAAAATAAACTACGTGTATTATATTAGTTAAAAGGAACCGACAAATATGGCAAGAAAAGTTAACTATCTCAACAACAAAGACATGTTATTAGAGATACATAAATCAAAAAATACATTTTGTAGTTTTGTAGCACCAGAATATGCAGATTATGATATTATTTTACCAGAAGTAGAAAAAATTAACATTAGAACAGTTGCAGAAGCAAAGAGAAATAAAGCAAAAAAGCAAGGAACTAGAGCTTACGAAGCTGCCAAAGCAGAAGGTAAGAAGGTTAAAATGGCTGAGTTTGAAGTAGACTATAGGACTATTGAAAAAACCGACCTAGTTTTCCGTGTAATGACTTTTGATCATGTTCCAGATGAGCCAGGACGTAAGAAAAATCCTAAAACAGTTGCAGATGAGAAAACAAAACTAAACTTTCCTCCGTTTCAACACTACAAGTTTGACGACAACGATAATCTAGTTTGTGTAGGAAAGTCACACTGGGAAGGTGGTATGGAAAATGGTTATTTTAACAAAGGACACGGACAAGCAACAAATAAACTTGCAAGTATGTGGATGAAACTATGCGATCGTTACGCTACACGTGGTAATGTACGTGGATACACCTACAATGATGAAATGCGTGGACAGGCAATCTTACAACTTGCACAGATTGGCTTACAGTTTGACGAATCAAAGTCGCAAAACCCGTTTGCATATTACACAGCAGCAGTTACAAACAGTTTTGTGCGTGTGATTAACATAGAAAAGCGTAATCAAAACATTAGAGACGATATTCTTGAAATGAATAACATGGATCCATCGCACACAAGGCAACATGCCGGCGAATGGGAAGCTGCACAACGTAGAGAAGGCCTAAATAAAGGTTGATTTATCCTATTTTCTGCTTTATACTGTAAACGAAGTGGAGTATTCTATTGTTTAAAAAGGCAGCAGTATTTACTGACATACATTTAGGTATGAAAGGCAACTCACGTGTCCATAATCAGGACTGTGAGGACTACATCGATTGGTATATTGACACAGCAAAGAAGAATAACTGTGAAACAGGACTCTTTTGCGGTGACTGGCACCACAATCGAAACAGTCTTAACCTAACAACCATGGATACAACTATCAAGTTGTTAGAAAAGTTGGGCGAATCCTTTGAAAACTTCTATATGTTTGCAGGTAACCACGACTTGTACTACAAAGACAAGCGTGATGTAAAGTCAACTGAGTTTGCAAAGCACATACCAGGTATTACTGTGGTAGATAGCATACAAGTTATAGAGGATGTTGCACTGGTTCCATGGTTAGTAGGCGATGAATGGCGCCGTATGGAGAAGTTACAGGCCAAATACTTGTTTGGACACTTCGAACTGCCTAGTTTCTATATGAATGCTATGGTGCAGATGCCAGATCACGGTGAACTAAAGTCGGAACACTTCAAGAATCAAGAGTATGTGTTCAGCGGACACTTCCACAAGAGACAGAAGCAGGGTAAGATACACTACATTGGTAATGCTTTCCCACACAACTATGCAGATGCTTGGGATGATGACCGTGGTATGATGATATTGGACCGTGAGAACGATGCGGAACCAGAGTATATCAACTGGTCGGACTGTCCAAAGTACCGTACAGTCAAGTTATCACAACTGATTGATGAGAAAGACACTCTAATCAAACCCAACATGTACCTGAGAGTAACACTTGACATTGATATCAGCTATGAAGAAGCTAGTTACATCAAAGAAACCTTTATGGAACAGTATGAATGCAGAGAGATCACACTGATTCCACAGAAACACATTGAAGAAATCAACACAGACCTAGATATTGAGCAGTTTGAGAGTGTTGATCAGATTGTTAGTAAAGAAATACAAGCAATCGACAGTGAACAGTTTAACAAGAAACTACTATTAGACATATACAACGAGCTAGTATGATTAAAATACAAGATTTAACAGTTAAAAACTTTATGAGTGTGGGTAATGTTACCCAAGCAGTTGACTTTAACAAAGAACAACTCACTCTAGTGCTTGGTGAAAACTTAGACCAAGGAGGTGACGATACAGGATCACGCAACGGTACAGGTAAAACAACGATAATCAATGCATTATCCTACGCCTTGTACGGCCAGGCACTGACTAACATCAAGCGGAACAATCTTATCAATAAGACAAACAGTAAGGGGATGTTAGTCACACTAAACTTTGAGAAAGATGGCAATCAATATCGGATTGAACGTGGTAGATCTCCTAATGTACTGAAGTTTTACATCAATGATCACCAACAACAAGACGACATGCATGACGAATCGCAAGGTGATAGTAGAAAAACACAAGAAGATATTAATCATCTACTTGATATGAGCCATGATATGTTCAAACATGTGGTTGCACTGAACACTTATACCGAACCCTTCTTGAGTATGAGAGCAAATGACCAACGTGCTATTATTGAACAGCTACTTGGTATTACAATACTTACTGAAAAAGCAGAAGTACTCAAAGAAAAAACAAAACAAACAAAAGATTTTATCACAGAAGAAACACTAAAGATCAATGCAATAGAAGCAAGCAACAAAAAGATTGAACAAAGCATCGAAACACTTGCTGGTAGACAACGTGCATGGGTGGCAAAGCAAAAACAAGACATTGAGAAACTAGAAAATGCTATAATCGAACTAGAAAAACTAGATATTGATGCAGAACTTGATGCACATGACAAATTAACAAACTGGACAGAGCTTAACAACCGTATAACTAGTCTAAACAAAGAAAAAGCAACACTAGAAGCAGCCCTTATGCGAGCAACCAAAGGTGTTGATAAGGCAGAAAAGGATATTAAAGAACTTGACGATGCTATTTGTTACACTTGCGGTCAAACGCTTCATGCAGACAAGAAAGCAGAGATCGAAACTAAAAAACAAAAAGAGTTGAGCGATGCATTTGCTTATCAAACAGAAGTTGCTGAAAAATTAGAAGCAACTATAGGCTTTTTGACAGAAATCGGCGATATAAATGGACGTCCAACTACGTTTTATGAAAGTGCAAAAGAAGCATACGAACATAGAAACAACGTAGATAATCTTAAGACAACTTTGATAAGTAAAACGCAAGAAGAAGATCCTTATCAGGCACAGATTGACGACTTGACTTCCACAGCTCTTGTAGAGATTGATTGGCAACCTGTAAATGATTTGAATAAACTCAAAGAACATCAGGAGTTTCTACTGAAACTTTTGACAAATAAAGACTCGTTCATCCGCAAAAAGATCATTGATCAGAACTTAGCGTACTTGAACAACAGGCTAACATACTATTTAGACAAACTAGGCTTACCACATCAAGTAGAATTCCAAAACGATTTGTCAGTTGAGATTACACAACTAGGACAAGACTTGGACTTTGATAACCTATCTAGAGGCGAACGCAACAGGCTAATACTAGGCATGAGTTTTGCATTCCGTGATGTTTGGGAATCGTTGTATCAAGGCATCAACTTGTTGTTCATTGACGAACTTATTGATTCGGGCATGGACACTGCTGGTGTTGAAAATGCACTCGCTGTACTCAAGAAGATGGGTAGAGAGCGTAACAAAAATGTTTTCCTTATCTCACACAAAGACGAACTTGTTGGTAGAGTCAATCATGTAATGAAAGTTATCAAAGAAAATGGCTTTACTTCATATGAGAACGATATCGATATTGTAGAATGACAGACGACACGCATGATAAATTAATGCAAAAGGTACTAGACTACTTGGCTGCCAGCGAAGACTTTGAACGTTTACCCAGTGAACGCAGTAAAAGACGCATACGCAGAGAGCTACGTGAGTTGGTTGCCTTGTGCAAAGAAAGAGCCGAAGAAGCTAAACAGAGATACAACGAGGAGTTAGCTGAAATACGTGCCAGTGGCAAGTGGGCTGTCAATATTGGCAAGGCTAACCACGAAAGGAAAAAGAAAAAATGAAAATAACCGTTATAGGTAGTGGCACAGCAGGCAGTTTGACAAGCGCCTTTGTTGCTAAAGAATTTCCTAATGCAACGGTTGAAATGATACACAGTGAAAAAATTGGTATCATTGGTGTAGGCGAAAGTCTCAGTCCTCATTTACCAGGTGTGCTTGGACAATTAGGTGTAGACGAAAAACGGTTTATGCGAGAAACAGGAGCAGTTTTCAAATACGGAAACAACATGGAAGACTGGACAGATACACCAGACGGGCCAAACGTTTGTCGTATGTTTTATTGGAGCAACGGATTAGACAAAGAATTTAATTGGAAAAATATTACAAGTACGTTTCCAGATGATTTAAAAACAACCGATGTATGGTTAGACGTTTATAAAAATAATCTAGCACCTGATCTAAACGTTTATCATCACAATTCTGAATGTTATCAATACAGTAAAAATTTAAAAATGCCTTTCGACGACGATGGTAACTATCTAATTCCGGCTACAGGAACCTATGCTTATCATATTGACGCAGAAAAAACTTCTGTATGGATTAGAGAAAATGTTTGTAAACAATATGGTGTTATAGAAACTGTAGCACACGTTGAGCAAGTTAAAACAGACGAAACGGGTATTTCAAGTGTTGTTTTAGACAACGGGCGTGAAGTTACCAGTGACATTTGGTTAGATTGTACTGGTTTAACTAGATTATTAATCGGTGAACTTACTGACGAGTTTGTAACTTATGAAGCAAACAAAGTCAATAGTGCTTGGGTGTGTCCAATTGAATACGAAGACAAAGAAATAGAACAGGTAAACTATACAAGAAGTATTAGACGTGATATGGGTTGGCAATTTAGTATTGCTTTAACCAATCGTATCGGTACAGGTCTTGTTTACAGTGATGAATACTTTAGCGACGACGATGCATTAGAGTACTGGCATAGTATTATTAAAGGTAGACAAATACGTGAACCACGTTTATTAAAATGGAAGCCTGGAAGATTAAAAACTCCAAACGTTGGAAACTGTTTTGCTATCGGTATGGCTGCTGGATTTATTGATCCATTAGAAGCAAACGCAATTGCAAGTGTAATTGCAGGAATGAAACGTGTTACGTGGATGCTACAACGTAATTTAGACAAAGATTATTATAATCGTAAAATAACATATTATTTTGATGATATTGCAGACTATACCGCAGTTCATTATACTTTAAGCAGACGTGGTGATAATCATTTCTGGCAAGATATGAGACGTATTGGTAAAGAATTAAATCACCGAAACATGGTAAAAGAAAAATACTACAATAAGGCCAGTTCTATGGACAGTATTGTAGGATTTGTTACACTGTTTCCAGATACAAATTGGTTAGATATTGCTAACAATTGGATACAAGATTTAAATGACTGGCCTACACGCTCAACACCCGAACAGCAAGAAGCATATATTAAACGTGTTCGTAGTGAAAAATTATTACACGAAATACAATCGGCAAACAACAAAAAATCGATTGACAGTTTTATGAAAATGTATAACAATGTAAAAGAACACAACAAAGGCTTGAATAAATGGCCTCTTGAATACTTCGGTAAGATGTTTAATCAAGAGGATTGGCAACAAAGTATAGGCAAACCAAAAACGGAATCATCTTTATAACTCCAACGGTACATAATGTATGAGTTGGATGTATAAAGGTAAACCCGTAGACACAATAAACGATGAATACGAAGGCTTTGTATATCTAATAACAAATTTAAAAACACAACAAAAATACGTAGGCAAAAAATTAGCAAAGTTTAAAACAACTAAACCACCATTAAAAGGCAGAAAAAACAAACGTCGAGGCTACAAAGAAAGCGATTGGCGTGAATACTGGGGAAGTTCAGATAGACTGAACGAAGATGTAAAAAACTTAGGCGAAGAAAATTTTACTCGTGAAATACTTTACTTTTGCAAAAGTAGAGCGGAGATGTCTTACATCGAAGCACGAGAACAATTTGACAGGCG